AGCTGCTGTTTCCTCTCATCCGCTTTGGAACACGAACGAAGAAAAGTTGTGATATTAGGCTATCAAACGCGAGCGGGGCAAAAACTTGTCCGTTTCGCCGAACGAACCGCCTAGAAAGAAAACTGCAATCCCAAATGGTACTATTTCTAGTATCATCAGAGATGTCAGATTTGTCCGCTCCTGTCAGATCGACGTTGAAGAGAACTTTGAAGAGGTGTCCCACTTCTTTAGGATTCCACCACGGCTGACGCAACGCTGTTAAGTTGTCATCAGAGTATAGTTTTATCTTAAGAAGGGCTAGAATTTGGAGGGGGTCGAGGCCACGTTGAATACAGCTGGCTATACACACAGTACAAAAATATACGTTGTTCACGTGAGTATTGATCCACGTAGTGAGCCAGTTGCCGGAGGTGTTCTGCCACCCAAGGAATCTCCCTCTACCGCGGTTAAATCTAAGCGCGTAGAAGGTGGCCATAATGGTGTATATGGCATACTCGAGGTCAAACCCTGAATACACTCTGCTAAACAAAGTGTAAAAGTAAGGAAGCATGACGGCAGTGACAGTTGTATCAAAGCCACTAATGTCAGCATCCATAACGGGCTCTCCGTCGAAGTGATTAGCGATAACTCGCCATTCACCACCGGTAGGATCAACGCCGCAGGATGGCGGCGTGATCCAATGGTAATCATGGGTCTGATTTACCAAGTCGCCAACGGCACACTTCATGTGCACGTTGTCGAAGAAAGAAGTTATCTTAAATATGCGTACCTTTTTCAAGGCCACACGTTCAAGATCACGGGGTTCATCTTTGAGCTTATCAGTGTTAAGCTGATACTCATAGATACCCTCCTTCATCCGCTCCAAAGACTCTTTATACTTTCCTATAAAGAATCGCCTATCGGCAGTGTCTCCGGAAAGGATCTGAGGCTTACTAAGTTTCCACAAAGTAAGATGAATTCCTTTCGACGAGTCTTTGTCGAAGTTGTTGAGATCTTTGTACCCTTCCAACGCGTGCTCAACTTCAAGGGTTTTACACGGATAAAGGGGTTGGTTAGAGTAGAACTTGTCTACCATAACCGGGGCATAATCAGAGACGAGCTTT